CGTCGACACCGAAGCGCTCTACCACGGTGATCCGGTCGTCTCGAACAGCCGCCATTACGAAGCGCTTTCGGCGGCCCGCGAAGCACTCGGCCAAGCCCTCGAAGGTCTCGCCCACGGCCCTCCGACCGATCTTTTGAGCGAAGAAATCCGCCAGGTCATCACCCACCTCGGCGCCATCACGGGCCGCGGCGCCATCGCCCCCGACGAAATCCTGCAAAACATCTTTTCGAAATTCTGCATCGGCAAATAGACCGCGTTTTTCGAGTTAAGCAAAAGCGGCATTTCTGCGGCATACATCCGGCATACAAACAGCAATATTCGAGCGTTTTACGGTTTTCCTAATCAAATAAAATTTTCTTTTCGGTTTGCTATCCGAATGCCGAGAATTTGTTACTTTTGTGTTGCTATTTTGTTACTCGGAGCGAATGAGTAACAAAAGTAACAGAATCTTCAACGCAAAAGGATATGGCAGAAATCAAGGAACCGATCCGAATCAGGCGTAAGAAGCTGGCGAACGGGAACGTCAGTCTTTACCTCGACATCTACCTGAACGGAAACCGGGAGTACGAGTTTTTGAAGCTCTACCTCATTCCCGAAAAGACAAAGGCCGACAAGGAGGCGAACAAACAGACCTTGCAGCTTGCCAACTCGATCAAGGCCCGGCGCATCGTCGAGATTCAGAACGGGGAGCACGGCTTCAAGTCGGCATACGCCGAGGATACGCTCTTCTTCGACTACTACCGGGCCATGTGCGAAAAGCGTATCGGCATGGAAAGCCTCGGCAACTGGGGCAACTGGAAATCATGCCTGAAACACCTCGAAAAGTACGAGCCGAACCAGCGGATCAAGTTCTCGCAGATCACGCCGGAATGGGTGCAGGGGTTCAGGGATTATTTGGAGAAAGAGGCGTGCGCGTGGAGCTGCGACAGCAGGGAACGGATCAAGGATCACCCCCTGTCGCGCAATTCAAAGGTCAGCTACTTCAACAAGCTGCGGGCCTGCCTGAATCAAGCCTACGAGGAGCGCATCATCGCACACAACCCCATGCGGGGCATCGAGGGTTTCAAAGCCGAGGACGGGACGCGCATGTATCTGACCATCGACGAGGTGCAGAAGCTCGCCAAGGCCGAATGCGAATACCCGGCAATCAAACGGGCGTTCCTCTTCTCCTGCCTGACGGGACTGCGGCGCTCCGACGTAATCCGGCTGACATGGGGCGACGTGCATAAGCAGGGGCAATTCACGCGGATCATCTTCAAGCAGAAAAAGACGAGCGGACAGGAATACCTCGACATCTCACCGCAGGCCGCCGACCTCATGGGCGAGCGCGGCAAGGACACCGAGCATGTCTTCCCCGACATCCACTCTCCGAGCTGCACCAACAACGCCATAAAAATATGGGTACTGAAAGCCGGAATCCATAAGGACATAACCTTTCATTGCGCACGCCATACATTTGCCGTGATGATGCTCGACCTCGGAACGGATATTTACACCGTCAGCAAGCTACTCGGCCATCGGGAGCTGTCCACGACGCAGATTTACGCCAAGGTGCTCGACAAGAACAAGCAGGCGGCGGTCGCCAAGATACCCGACATATTCTAATTGCGGCGGAATCGCCACAATTAAAAAAGACCATTTCGTTGATGATACCGAAATGGTCTTTGTCTTTATTGCTGGAACATCATGCCTTTCCCCGTCAGGAGCCACGTCGCGGACACGCCGCAGTCCCGAACGAGCGGGACGAGCCACCCGACCTCGAAATATCCCCGACTGCGGTCTTTGCGCTGCGTATAGAAATGAGGAGGAGCAATCGAATTATCCCTGCAATATTCGGCTATGCTCTTTATCAACCGATTCTGTACGGCGATCTCGAACGCCGCGAAAAACCGATCCATAATAGCCAACGTATTATCGCTATAAACCCGTCTGCGGCTCATTTCTTCTTCTTGCCCTTGATTAGCGTTTTCTCCTCCGATTTGAGGCGTCGCTCGACTTTCTTCACATCCTCGCCCGCCGGGAGTTGTTCGGGGACGATACCTCGGCTCAACAGCATATTGCGCACGGCGACATTGTTATCTATATGCTCTTTCTCTATCGCCACCTGACCGTGCAGGTTCTTCTGCTCCGCATTTACGGAGGTCATCTCCGCCGCGAAATCCTTTGCCTTGATACCTATCGTCGGGAGGAAGTCGGCCAGCGGGCGGCCGTCGGGAGCGCCGAGTTTGCGCTTCAATAAGGCCGTATCGAGATGGAACAGCGCCCGGTCTCCTTTCGAGCGGATGATGGCGAAGCCTCGGCTATCCACCCCGCGCTCATACAACACGCCGGAGAGACGTTTCTCCGTTTCCGCCAGCTTCGCGCGGGCCTGCACCCGTTCGTAGTCCGACAGGCGTTTCTGCACCAGCTCCGCGCGGCGGGTCTGCACGGCGAAGTAGTTTTGAGCGAATGCGATCTGCGGCTTGCGGGGATCGCCGTTCTGCGCGATCAGGTAGCAGGCATAGCGGGTCAGCATATAATCATCGACCTCGCGCTCCGATCCCGAACCAAGCGATACCATTTTGCTGACGTCGGCAAAATGGTCGGCAACCGATTCTCCCGCACCCTCACAAGCACTCTTCGCCTTGTCTATGGTTTGCTCGAAATTGCGCCATTGCGCATAACCGAGTATCGGGTATAATTCTCTCGCGCTCCAACATTCCACGCCGTCATAGAGACAAACGATTGATTCGAATTGCTCGAACAACTCCTTTATTTCCTCCGATTTCATATCCGCCCTATTTTATTTACCTTTTTCTATAATATTGATAAGCCTGTCTATCTGCTCATCCTTTTTTTCGAGCAGCGCGATGAATTTCTCCGAAATCGCGCTCACCTGATTCCCGTTCCCAGCCACCGCAATACCGTTGTCGGAGGCTATCGCGTTGCCGCTCCCCTCGTAGAATGAGCAAACACTTTTGTTGGTAACACGGGCTATCTCCTCGATTAGCCCGCTCTTGACATCGGAAGTATTCAACGCGCTATGCAAACGCTGATTACTCTTATATCCGAGCATTTTAGCGACATCAGCTATCGTGATGCCCTCCGACCGGAGAATTTCCTTGATTTTTTGACCGTCCATATATCTGCCTATATATCAATCATATATCTTGAAGCAAACATTTTTCTTCAAAATAAACAAAGAAATATGTTGGTAGCATCAAGAAAAGTGTTTATCTTTGCCCTTGTAATAAGAAAAGATATTGCCGCATTAACAAATCCGTTGGGTGCAAATATATGAAAATAGTACCTAATAAGTGAATGATTAAGGAAAAATTATGAGCCGAGCAGAAAATAAGTCGCTTTTCGATCTCTACGCCGAGCAGAAAAAGAAGCCTACGCCCGCACAGATTTTCGTTTCCGAACTCGCTGCACTCACGCATCGTTCCGAGAATACGGTCAAGATGTGGCTCTGCGGTCGGCAAGTCCCCGACGAGCTGACGCAGAGTATCATCGCCCGTCGCTACAACCTGAATATAACCGGCCTCTTTCCGAGAACAGAGGCACAATCCCGCGAGATATGAAAGCCTTGTTGAATTGGCGATACTACGTTCTGACGGTCGTCGGTATTATCGCTGTTATCGGGACGTTCTCCGTCCCTATCGACGACCAGCCATTCGGGGCTTGGCTTTTCATCATGGTAGCCTCAAAAGTAATCGGGTTCGGATCGTGGTATCTCATCTTTCGGATGAGCGAATATTGGGACGCTCGCGGACTGATCCCCGAAATGTCGAAAATGATGCAGGAGGAGGACGAGACATGGGAGTAGAGGAAAGACTTGAACGCATCGAGCGGCTGCTTCTTATCTCGTCGAAAGAAGCACTCAACACTTCGGAGGTCGCCCTGCTGCTCGACATATCCGAAAGCCGCGTGCGGCATCTGACCTGTGCAAAGAAGATTCCGCACTACAAGCAGGGGAACAAAATCTATTTCAAGAAAAAGGAGATCGAGGCATGGCAACTCCAATCCCGCATACAGACCAACGATGAGATCAAAAGCCGGGGAACGACCTATGCCGTAACGCATAAATAACCTGATTATGAACGACAATCCCAATATTCACGAATCCGAGAGCCAATGCAGGCGCATACTTGCCTACCTGCTGAACGGCAGCCGGATCACAAGCCTCGAAGCATTGCGGATGTTCGGGTGCATGAGGCTCGCATCGCGCATCAGCGACCTGCGGAAAAGCCACCCCGAAATCAAATTCAAAGCGACACGGGTAGAGACGACGACGGGGAAAAAGGTCGCCCAGTATTACATCGAGAGTATTCAATAACCATTCAATTCAACGCAAATGAAAACGGTAATCATTAAAGAAATCAGATTTTTGAATTTCAAGGGTCTCCGAGATTTGACGGTCGAGTTCGACGACCGCCTCACCGAAATCTACGGCAAGAACGGCCTCGGCAAGACCTCGATCTTCGACGGCTTCATCTGGCTGCTCTTCGGCAAGAACAGCGAGGACAGAAAGCAGTTCGGCATCAAGACCTACGACGCGAACGGCAAAATCATCCCGAAGCTCCCGCATGAGGTATCGGCCGTTCTGCTGGTCGATGGCGAAGTCGTAACCCTCTGCCGCCGCTTCACCGAGAAATGGCAGAAGAAACGCGGATCGGCCGTCGAGGAGTTCGTCGGGCACGAGGAGGAACGCCTCTACAACGACGTGCCCTGCTCCGTCAAGGAGTGGAACGAGAAGATCGCGGCTATTTGCCCCGAACAGGTATTCAAATTCATCACCAACCCCCGCTATTTCACGGCACAGAGCGTCGATACGCAGCGGGCGATGCTGTTCCGCATGGCTGGCGGAATCTCCGACGAGGAGATAGCAGTAGGGAATGCCGATTTTGCGGCCCTCCTTGCCTCTCTCACGGGCAAGACGATGGATGAAT